GGAGTCCGATGTTGTCCTCGGCCAGCTCGAGGTTGCCCTGCTTGGTGCCGCCCAAATCCCGCTGCCAGTCGTGGTTGAGCAAGACGTGGACGTCGTCGTTGCGCTTCAGGGCACGCGCGAAGGCGCCCGCCTTGATTCGCTCGATGAACTTGCCCATGCGAGAAAGCAGCGGCTTTGAGTTGCGCTCGACGGCATTGACGTAGCCCTCAATCTCTACGCTGTCCTCACGAATGTTAATCTGCATTGATTTCACCCCCCTGCGTCTGAACTGCGCCGCCAGAATCCGAAATGCCAGCCGCCTTCGTGGAGTCCGTGTTAGGGGTGTAGGTCTCTCCGGTGGCGGTGTCGAAGAGAACGGAGCCGAGTCCGAGGGCGATGAGGTCGAGCCCCCGAACCTCGTTCATGTTCTCGTTGCGGCGCATCTCGTTGATTGTCATTATGCCACAGTCCTTCGCGAGCTTGTACGTCTCGTAACGCTCCTTCAGGCTCGCCTTGATGATTTCGCGGCTATCGAACGCGAAGAAGTAATTGCGCTTCTCACGCTCAAGGAGGAGGTCGCGGTTGAGCGCCGTCTCGAAAGCCCGCACGATTGGATAGATAGCGAACTTCCACGTCTCCTCGAAGTCGTCCCTGATGTGGAAGATGTTGTTAATCTCGTCGACCATCGTACGCTTGTTCTCGTCCAGCTGCATCTCGGTGGAAGTGCTGCTCGCTTCCTGGAACTCCAGGCCGTTGTTGAGCACGACCACGTTCTCCTCGGAGTTGCCGTAAAGGTTAGACCAAGCGCTCTTTAGCGCGTCGATTTCATCCTGCCCCAGCTTGCGCTGCGACTTCAGGAACCCGCGCTTGTTTCCACCCGCCTTCACCAACCCAAGCTGGTACATTAGCGTTTGGTATCCCGTCTCCAAAGCCTTGGCGACCTCGACGGTAAGGCCGACGCCACTTGCGCCGTCCTTCGTGTTGCGCAGAATCTTGATGAACTCGAAAGGCTTGAAGGTGTTAGCGCCCACGATGATGTCATACGACTTGTGAATGGGGTCGCTGTTGATGTTGATGCTCACGGCGTCGCAATTCACGTAAAACAAGCCCGTCACGTCGTTGCGGCTGCGCTCGATATAGCAATAGCCGCCCTTGCCCATCAGATAGTCCTCTACCATGGCCTTCTTGAGCTGGAAGCCGTCCAGCGTGTCCCCCGTGTCCCCGTTGAGCATCTTCGCTCGCGAGTCGTTCTCCACCTCTTCGACAACGCCCTTCTTTGTGCGGTACAGGCGAACGGGCATACAGGCCACTGCGCTCGTGATGAAGTCGACCGCGCCGGATACTGCGGGGAGCATCATCGCCTTCTCGCGGTCGATAGGCTCGTTGCTGAGCAATGCCCTCAGGAGCACGTCGTTCACCGTGCCGTCATCTCCGATGATGTTCTCGGCGGAGCGCTTGCGCTCCCGCCAGTCGCTTAGCCATCCCATGTAATCACCCCTTTTTATATGACCTGGACCGTGAAGTCAGGCATTTGATTGAAAACAGCGTCCTGTTGCAGCAAGTATACGGCGTTGATAAGCGATACAACCATATCGACCTTGCCCTTGCTCCGCTTCTTGTGGACGTACATGTTGCGGTTCGTGTCGTAAGAGCAGCGGGCGTTCTGGAAGTTGATTTCGAGCAGCTTGTTGTCGGTGTACTCGAACTCGTCACAGAGAATCTTCTCCTTCAGAAGCTTGGTCGGCGGATGGAGGACGCTCGAATGCTGCCTGATTTCCACGGTGTTGTATCCCGCGCCCTCCAGCTTCTGCGCGGTGCTGAGCGCGTTCCAGCGGTCGTAGCCGATTGACTGCACCTGCACGCCGTACTTTTCCTCGATGCCGAGGATGAAGTCCTCGACGACCTTGTAGTCGATAACCCTGTCTCCGCAGGCGATGCACTTCCCAGCCCTGACGAACTCGTTGTAATCGATTTTCTCGTAGGCGTTCTTCTCGGGTATGCGGCCCTCAGGAACGAACGCGAAAACGTCGGCGAGGATGTTTCCGTCATCGTCGGCGGCAACCATGGCAACTGCGGTGTTGTCGTTCGTCTCCGACAAGTCCAAGCCTAGATACACCACGCGCCCGCGCCAGTCGATGTTGGAAACCTTGCACGCCTGGACGTCTGCGACGTCGATGAACGTCTCGGTGCCCTGCCCCTGGTAGATGATGTTGCAGTGCTTGGTCAGGAAGTTCTCGCGTGCCGATTCGACCGCGATAGCGTAGGCTCGCTTCTTCTTCAGGTCATCCCAGATTTCCGGAATCTCCAGGCTGACGGGGTTGGCGTGGCGCATCACCAAGTCGTCGGTCATCCAGTCCTTCGTGTCGTCTGGCTCGTACAGCAAGGCGAACAGCGTATCGTCCTCGGCGATGCCGTCCAGCACCTTCTTGGCGTATGCCACCTCGTCCTCGAATGGGTTGTCGATGGTCGGGTACTTGGTCGAGATGATGAAGCCGAGTTTGTTCAAGATGTTGAGCTGTCCAGACTTCATGGCTTCGACGGCGTAGCTGGTCGGCAGCGCCCCTACCTCGTCAGCGCAGAACGCGCTTGGGAGTCGGCCATCCATTCGAGAGGTCGAATAGCTCAGCGGAACGTACGTCGAACTTTTCGGAATGAACGCGATTGATGGGTTCGTAATCTTGAAGCGCTTGTTTCCCTTGTACTCGTAGACAAGCGGGGACGAGCGCAGGGTCTGCACTATCGCTTCGCGAATCTGCCTAGACAGCGCCCCGTCTGGCGCGACCGAGAAGAACTCCGCGAATCGCGGCTCGGTCAGCATGAGGATGATGAAGATTGTTGCCACCGTGTACGTCTTGAAGTTCTTTCGGGCGATTTCCAGAAGGCCGATTTCGTAGCGCCGCTTCTCGGGATTGTCGCGGTAGACGGTGCATAGAACAGCCGTGTACAGCAGCCATTGATAGCCAGTCGTGCACTCGTAAAGCGTCTGCCCGGCCTTCAGGCCCTTCGGCATGACGAGCAGTTTTAAGATTGACTCCATCTGGCGAATCTTTGCGTCGCTCACGAAGTATTTGTCGCTCTTGCCGTCGCATACGTCCATCCAAAGGCGCATCTGCTTCTTGACGTACTTCGGCGTGGTGTCGGCGTCTATTGCAGCCTTGCAGTACTCATATCCCCTATTCCTCGTCATCGCTGTCACCATTGATGATTGCCATGAGCGGGTCGTAACCGGAGTCGCGCTCCTCGTCCTCCTTGGCGAACCCCTTGATGATTTTCATGAGCGTGGTCACAGTGCGGTTGGCGCTGTCGGTGGTCTTGTTGTACTCCGTGACCGCTGGGTTGACGTAGATGTTGGCGCGACCCTTCACGTACTCCTTCGTGACGAGCGTTCCAGTATCCTTGATTGCCTTTTCAAGCTCGGAAAGGTTGCTTAGCTGCACCTGATACCGTTTGAAAGTTGTCACGAAGAAGAAATTCGTCTGCACGCCGGTCTCTTCCGCAATGCGCAGAATCTCGACTGCCTGCTCATTGAGCGATTGCTTAGCCATTCTCGGCACCTCTCTTCATATGCGTCTCGAAGTAGTTGGCGAATTGCCAGTTCCTGCAAGTGCAATAGGATTTCGTCATGTAGTGCCTGTCCGCTGGGTTGTTGTATTTCGCGTCGATTGGCAGGCGCTCAGCTCCATCGATTCTCACCGTCACGCCGTTCGAGGAGTAATCGATTGTGCTCCCGTCCTTGCGCCTGAACGCCAGATGGAAGTTGTTCTCCCACCTGTAGGGTTGCGAGACTCCGCAAAGGTAGTAGACGTCTCCATCAAGCTCTATGCCGTGCGCTTCCGTCAGCCTGTTGTTGATTCTGCTGTCGTAATCCCCAACCAGGCACCTTGCGCAGTGACGTGACAAATCGACGCCCCTCACGGACTTGAGCCATAGGTATCTGAACGTTCCCTCGACCTCTATCGACTTAATAATCATCGAATCGCTCCCCTTTCTCCTGTAAGACCTTGCTTGTGCAAGTATACCCCTATATCACTCAAGGCCCAGCGCCTTTTTCACGTCTCCGTTGCGCTTGTAGCTTTTGCCGTTCGGAAGCGGGAGGTCGAACTCGAAGTCGATGGCGTCGATGTAACGCTGCAATGGAAGCTCCCTCGTCTTGACTGCTTCGCATTGCCAACTGCTGCCATACTTCTCCCAGTCGAGTTTGACGATTTCGAACCCGCTCTCTTCGAGCGACTTCTTTAGCTGCTCCTTGCTGTGGTAGTGCTGGAAGTACCATTTTCCGCTTCGATAGTTCGCGCTGAAGTTGTCGGAATCAAGGAATTCGACAAAGCGCTTCCCATTACCAACGTCTCGGTTCATACGCATGGTTCTGGTCACATCGTTTAATGGTCTACCGCTGATGAATAGCCTATCCGTAGCCATGAGGTTTAGGAAGTCGATTACGCTCCGCTCGGCCTTCATGGAGTCAACGCTGTTCAACACGCTGTCGCATACGACCACGTCAAACTGCCTGCGCTCTTGCAGGTGCTTCACCAGGGCGTCAATCATGCGGTTGCCCTTCGACACGTCTATTGCCTTGCCGTTGTTGTTGAAGAACTCCACTCCCAGCGCGTCATACCCTGTTTTCTTCAGATGCTTGATGTAGTCTCCCTTTCCGCATCCGAAGTCGAGTACCGTTTTCGCCGAAGCGTGTCCCTTGAGGTATGGGATTACGTGCCTTACGTACAGCGTCGAATGCCGGGCGCGCTTTCCATCGTCGCGACTAACGCTCCTGTAGAGCTGTGCAAGCCCCTGAACGTAGGTGTCGCGCTTGATATGGCCGTAAAAGTACTCGCCATAGTCCTCGCCGAAGTAGTGGAGCAAATCGTCGTGCATCGAATCGTCGCAGACGTAGGCGTTGACCTTCAGGCCGAGAACCTTGCACGCCTTGACGTAATCGCCGCCGAGAATGACGTCGCCCTTGCATATGACGGCAGACAGCACGTTACCGTACTTAAGCGTAAGGCCGCAAATCTCCTTCACCACGGTCGCGGTGTTCTTGATTGCCGTGAAGTCCTTGTTGTCCAGTTCGATGAACTTCCCGTGCTCTGCATCCCCGTCGAACGTCACCCTGACTGTGCCAGACTCCGTGGCGTTGTGAATCTGGTTGAACTTGATTTCGTCACCTAGGTTGATGCTCTCGACGTACTGCACTGGGGCTGTCTTGATTCCGACAAACTGCGCAGCCTTCGTCCTCTGGTGTCCCGCGATGATGACGTTGTCCTTGCGATTGACGAGAATCGGCACGATTAGCCCGAACCTGCGTATGCTCTTGCAAAGCTCTTGCTGCTGCTCCTTCGTAATCTTGCGCGGGTTGTATGCCGCTGGCTTCATCGATTCAATGTCAACATAGCTAACCATTGATAAGCCACCCCACAAACCCGTAGCTGACCCCGTTCGCATCCAGATACTGGTCGAGCTTGGAGCGAATTAGCTTGTACTCATCCTCCGTGAGGATGATTGTCGAGCCGTCGAGCGTCATCTTGTGCTCCTGCGACATCGCGTCTCCGATTTGCTCGTCGTCAATCGGCTCCATGTCATCTGAGACCTCGATTGCCGAGTCATCGAATCCGAACTCGGCCATGTCGATTTCGTCTATGCCCTCGAGCTCGATGTCCAACTTTCCCATGTCCCATTCGGCAAGCTCAGAAGTCTTGTTGTCAGCCAGACGGAACGCCTTCACCTGCTCGGGCGTCAAATCGTCCGCCACGATGACGGGAACCTGTCTCATCCCCAGCTTGTGCGCTGCCTTCAGGCGAGTGTGGCCGTTTATGATTACGTTCTCGCCGTCAACGACGATGGGAACCTTGAAACCGAACTCTTTGATGCTCGCCGCTACGGCATCCACCGCGTTGTCGTTCAGTCGCGGGTTGTTCGCGTACGGAATCAGCGAATCGACGTCCATGTAGGTTACTTTTGTCTTCTCCATGCCTTGAAAATCTCCTTTCTCGATACGTTCTATGGCGCTATGTGGGAATCGTCTGAGAGAATCCCCGATAATCGCCCTTATTGAATGATAATCGCGGTTTTTGACCAATAAAACGCCGTTTTCCAAAAAACCCCAGCAGATTGGAAACCCCGTGTCCAGACCTGGGCGGTCAGATAGCCCGGCACGCTCGGTTTTCAACACCCTTGGTAGGGGGGGATTGTTGAAAAGTCTTCCCCATTGTTGAAAACTCCCATAGGCCACGTGGTGCCCGAGGTCTGTCAACCTACCGCGTGTCTCCCGTAATCCTGCGCAGCGCAAGCCCCCTCAGGTATCCCTTGGTCAGCTCCCCGTCGTCAGCCATCCTGTGGTGCGCCCTGCATAGGCACACGAGGTTGTCATCCTCAAGCAGTCCGTCTGGGTCTTCGCGTAGCTTGTCTATGTGATGGACCTCAAGCCCCTCGGTCGTGACCTTCCCCTGGTCCCTGCACACCTCGCACAGCCAGAGCGCGTCACCCCTCACCTGGAGGCTCTTCCTCTTCCAGCGTGCCGTGAAGCGCAGTCTGTCCGCGCCCGTCCTCTCGTACCGGTAGGTGGGCTTCTTCTTCGGGCAAGGCTCGTCGTATGCGTGCATCCTCCCGCACCTGCTGCATGCCCTGTATGCTCCCATGTCATCCCCCCCTCAATCGGCAACGGGCCTCGCCGACTAGACGAGACCCGCTAGGTGGTCTTGCTCAGTTGTCTTGCTTCCTACTGGCCGCCTACACCTTCAGCGCGCCGCTTGCATCAGAGGCCACGCCGTACTGCATCTCGCCGTCCGCGCCGAAGGCATACCACTTGCCGCCGATGCTCTGCACATCAGCCGCGTGCATCGCTCCCGTGTCCGGGTCCATGTAATACCACTTGCCGCCGTCGTTCACCCAGCCGGTGGCCATCGCGCCGGAGTCGGTGAGGTAGTACCACTTCCCGCCGACCTTCTGCCATCCGGCAAGCATCCAGCCGTCGGCATCGAAGAGGTACCACTTGTCGTCAATCTTCTCCCAGCCGTCCTTGGTATAGCTGCCGTCTGCATGGCGGTACCACCAGCGGCCATCCTGCTGAATCCAGCCGGTCGGCTGGGTGCTTGCCGCGCCCACGTAACTCGCCCATCCATCGACGTCCATGTATGCCTTGTCTAGGTCGAGGTTCCCGGAGTATCCGTCAAGCCTGCCGCTGCTGGAGTACTGGCGAATGGCGCAAGCGTAGGCCCCCTCGTTCCAGGGGCTGTCCTGGTAGCCGGTGGCGTCGTTGCTCGCGTACTGGGCTACCCATGCGCCGCAGTCGAGGGCCTGGGCAACGTCCCACGGGAAGGCGCTCGCTGACGCGTAGATGAGCGGCTTGACTCCCGTGCGGTCGATGACTCGCTTGACCAGCTCCCTGAGGTAGTCGACGTTGCCCCACGCAGCATTCTGGATGCTCTCCCAGTCGATGCACGGGATGCCCTTGCCGAAGTAGTCGGAGCAGCTGTCAACGAAGAAGTCGGCCTCCGCCGTGGCCCCCGCCCCGTTCACGTAATGGTAGAAGCCGAAGGGCTTCCCGAGTGCGATTGCCTGCTGGACGTGCGGGTCGCAGGCGGCCGAGACGTAGCCCACGCCCTGCGTCGCCTTGATGATGACGAAGTCGCACGGGACCTGCGCGAGGTCTAGGTCCTCCTGCCAGCCGCTGATGTCGATTCCCTGCATTGCCATGGCTACTCGCTCCCCTCTGGTAGCTGCTTCGAGGTTGCCGCGCTCACACCGATGAGCGCACCGATGAGAACCCCAGCCGCGTTGAGCGTGAGCACGATAGCATCGGCATTCGGAATCCCCCACGCCGGGAACACCGCGCCGATGAAGGTCGCTACGGCCGGGCACACGATGAGCCCGAGCCACTTCAGCACGTGGTACAGCTTGTCATCGATGATGTAGTCTTTCATACTTTCAAACCTTCTAGTCGTCAATCGTCGGCAGCGCCATCATCTCGTCGTAAAGTGTCGTGGCGATGCCGTTGCCGCCGAGGTTGTGATAGCTCCTATAGGTGCGCTCCATGATTTCCTTGTCGAGCGTTGAGGCGTGGCCGTCCCGCATGGCGTGATGGTGGGTTCGCATGAGCTCGCTCCTGAGCAGCGCCCGCAGGGCCGACTTGAAAAGCTCGTTTTCCTCGGCCGCCTTATCCTTCTCGACGCGCCTATTCGACAGCATCACGCCCAGGAGGGCGACGACCGCCGCCGCCGAGTAGATTGCGAACTGCGAATCGAGTTCAGGATTTGACACGGCCGTTGCCGTCGCTGCCAGCGTGCAGGGGATGCACACCCACAGAAGCTTTTCCCAGAATCCCTGCATGCCACTCTTTTCCGATTGGTTTTTCCACTCCATTGATTATACGGCACCCTGAGCGGGAATTGCGGGAACGATGAAAAGGGCCACCGTCTTCTGGTGGCCCGTTGCTTAGTGCTTTATGCCTCTACTATTAACACCTTGAGGTCACTGGGCGCGGACGGGTCGTTGGCTATTTCAGCTTCCCGCATTTTCTTAATCTTGACGGCCTCCTCGTGCGTCTTCGTTACGCAGAAAAGACCGCCGAGCTCAACGTGGTACTTGACGCCGTTGCGCTTGCTTGCCTGTTCCTTGTCCATCATTTCCGTTTCCTTTCTCGCTCCCTCACTTGCTGATAGCAGTATACACCCATACGAGGCAGGCAGAGGCGAGAATCTGAAAAATCTTCCGCACGAAAAGGGGCACCGCCTCCATCTGCGATGCCCCATGCTCTACTCTGCCGAACGCTCCAGGTCCGCCCGTACGAGCGCCTTGATGTAGCCCTGCTTGCTCGGCACGCTGTCGAGCTTTTCCAGAACGTCCCCGTCGGTGCGGCGGTTCAACTTCAGGTGAACCTGCCGCGTGTTCTCCTTGTCGTACTTGTATCCAGCCTTAAGCTGCGCCTCGGTTGCCATGCGCGTCACCTCCCGTCTTTCTCCTCCAACACGTCGGCCAGGCGGTAATACACGCCAGCTTTCTGCATCGCCCAGGAAATGGTCGCAGCGTACGGCGAGCCGGTCTTCCCATTCTTGTAGAGCAGCGCGGCGAGGAGCCCGTTTGCCGCCGTCAGGTCACAATGCAACGCGCGCAAAAGCGCGGTGGTCTCAGTCGTTTTTCCTCCTCAGGGCTGTGGGATTGGAGTCTTCGCGTCGCGCTCCGCGAGCGCCTTGGCGCGGCGCTATGAGGTCGGCCAGCACCTCGGGGAGCGTGGAGTCCTTGTTCCTCTTCCACCACGGCTCGAGCGCTGTCACGACCTGCGCGAGGGGCGTCTCGCATCCCTTGCGCCCAGGCTCCGAGCAGGCCAGCAGCTTCGCCACGACCTCGCGCCTCACCTTGTCGCCAGGGTCACGCAGCTCGCCCTTGGCCCTCGGCTTGCAGGTCCTGCCGTTCGGCACCGCATGGCCCAGGCCAATGGCCGACGGCAGCTTGTCCTGGCTAATCCTCATCTTCACGAACTCGCTCATCGCTCGTCCTCCTTCGCAAGCTTGCGGATGCGGTCTGACCATTCGCGGAGCTGCGCCTCTGTGATGCTTACGGTGCCGGTGTCGTAGCGTCCGTTCTGGTCGCACCAGCCCTCGGCCGCCTCGAGTTCATCCGCGACACGCTCAATACTGTCGGCTGGATTCGTCGCGAAGTCGCGGCACGCCGGTCTGTCGACGAGGCCGGCAAGGATGTCGAACACGTTGCCTCGCTCGTAACCTACGCACGCGAGGATGAGTTTAAACGCTTCGTAGCCGCTTTGTTCGGGAATCGTATTCGGAGTGATGCTGATAAATTCGCGTGCTTCGCGCAGTCTTGCCGCCACCTCGCGGCGCTCGTCATCGCTAATCATGCCCATCTGCAACCATCCTCACCATCAGCCTCTTGGCCATGTGCCAGCACTCCTTGGCCTTCCTGAGGTCCTTCCCCTCGTCGTCCTTGAGCCCGGCACGGTCGAGGTACTTGAGCGCCGAGCCGGCCGCGAAGTGGATTGCCATCGCTGGCGATATGGCATACATCGCATCGATGCACTCGATTCCGTCGCTGGCGTAGTGGCTTGGGTGCTCGACCCCGTCCTTCGAGTCGTCCTTGTATTGCATCTCCCTCACCCACTCAGCGTCCGTTGCTCTTCGCCGCCGCGACCAGGAATGCGAGGCACACAACGAAAAACAAGATTATGTCCCCGACGTTCACCTCGGGGCTCAACGGGTGCGGGATAAGTGCTTGAAACATCTTTAGTCCTTTCTCTCTGAGGGATTCGCAGTGACGGCCTGTCTCTCGATGGTATGTGCCGTTTGCCCTTTCCCTTCCTGATGTATCTAAGTATATACCGATGTTTACGAAAAGGGAAGACTTCTCGGCGATTTTCTAGGCGGCAATTACTGGCACCGTCTCTCGGAGCCTCCTAGGACTCGCTGCCGTGCGCCGCATCAAACAGGAAGCGCAGCGCGGCTCTGGTGTCCATGACCAGGACCGCCTTGCGCCTGGGGTTCGCGCGGAAGAACGCCATAGCGACGCGCTCGGGCGTGCCGTGCTTTGGCAGGGCGGTCTTCGCGTACTCCTCGCGCTCGAAGCGCTCCACGAACGGCGGGAGCGCCTTCGGCTTGGTGAAGCGACCGCTGCCGCTCACCCACTCGGTGACGGGGACGCAGCCATTGGTGTCCATCTTTTCGATGAACTCGCATATCTGCTTCTCGTGGGTCTTGGTGAACTTCTTTTGTGGTTCCTTTCTCTCATGTCCCGTCTCGCTGAGCCTAGTTCTCGTGGTTCTCGAGGGCGTCGTTGAAGTCGTCGGGGTCGATGTCGTCGATGCTCTCGGCGTTGGGGTACTCGTCGCGGAGCTGGATTGCGGCTCCAAACACGTCCCAGTCCTCGGGGTTCTGGCCGCAGTTGGTCAGGTAGTCGTTGATTGCGTTCTTGAAGTCGTTGAGGTTCATCATTGTGGTTCCTTTCTCTCGCTTTCCCCTCTTGCTGATGCTAGTATACACCTATTACGAGCAGCTGTAGCCGAGAATCTGAAAAACATTGCCGAAATATGAGCGCGGCCTATTTACTATTTCGTGACCTCACGAAATATGAGCGTGGCCCCCAGCATGGTGAGGGCCACGAGCGAGAGAAAGGTGCGGCGCTCGATGGGCCGCAGCTAGATTGTACCACGGAGGAACCTGCGGAGCTGCTTGGCTGGGCTTGACCTCTCGTAGTGCATCCGCCTCGCTATCCGCCTTGAGGTGCACGGCCTGCGAAAGCTCGCGCTCGGTCACAGCCCAAGCAGCCCCATGATTTCGGCGTTCTGCGCGGCCTTCGCCTTCCTGCGGTCGCGGCCCGTGACGGTTATCGGGACGCACATCTCGATGAGCCTGCTGAAAACACGCTGCTTGCGAATGTCCGTGGTGCCAGAGAGCTCCTGCGCGGTGAGGTTCGTGGTTACGATTAGCGGAAGCCCCGCGCGATACCTCGCGTCGATGATGTTCATCACCTGCTCTGCCATGAACTCGGTGTCGCGCTCAGCGGCCAAATCGTCGATTATAAGCAGGTCGAACCCGTTCAGGCTGTCGATGTACTTCTGCCGCCCCTCGAACGAGCTGTTGATGATGTTCACCATTCGGCTGAGGTTGGTCATCATGCAGGGCGTTCCCACGTCGATGAGCGCGTTGGCAACGCACGCCGCTGCGTAGCTCTTCCCCGTGCCCACCGGCCCGCACAGCATAAGGCCCTTGCCAGATTCGAGCATGCGCGGGAAGTTCGCGACATAGCGTCTCATCACGTCCATGACCTTCTCGTTGCCGCCATCGTCGTGCGCGAAAGTCCAATCGCGCATTTCCGCGTCTGGGAACCCCGTGCGGCGCATCATGTCGAGCCTGCGCATGCGCTCCGCCTTGCGCTTGTTCTCCTTCTCGCGCTCGTAATTCTCCGATTCGCAGCGGCACATGCAGTAAGGCTTGATTATCCGCCCCCTGAACTCCAACTCGCATTGCTTCGGCGTGTGGCACTTGCCGCACATGAGGATGCCGTTCTCGATGTAATCTCCCTCGTCTCGACGGTTGGCCCTAGCCGCAGTCTCGGCTATGCCTTGAATAAGTTGATTGGTGTCCATTTCGTTTGCTCCCTTCCTTTAGCACATGATGATGTTCTTCATCCATGCTTCATCGTCTTGCTTCTCTTCCTCGGTCTTCTCATAGCGCGATTCGTTGCGGCTCGGTACCTTGCTCGCGTTCTTTTCCTCGTCCCGTCTCGCCCAGTTGCGGATGGTGGCGGGGTGGTTCTTGTATCCCTTGCCCGTCGAAGCCATGTAGGCGCTGAGCCGTTCGATTCTTCGCTCCCAGTCGTTGGGGAACTCCGCCTTGAGCTTCTGCATGTCGGAGTCTGTGAGAAGGACGTTCTGGTACTCGCCGAACTTGTGGCGCGTCTCTATCTTTGATTCTTTAGTATTTGGTCTATTAGTACTTGATTCTTTAGTACTTAATTGGGGTTCATTCCCCAAGTTGGAATTCACCAAGTTGGGGTTTTCAAAGCGTGGATAATCGCAGACAATCCATACGCACCGCCCTATTCTCCCGCTCTCGTCGCGCTCCCTTGTGCGCGATAGGAACCCAGCAGATTCGAGTTCCTTAATTGCTGACCTTACCGAAGTCTGGCCGTCCTTCAGTATCGCCTGCAACCCGTTCTCGCTGAACTCCCAATCATCGGGAAGTGACAGCATCGTGCATAGCATCCCGCGTGCTTTGAGCGATAAATCGCTCCTGAAAACGTCGTTGCTTATGCACGTGTAATTTTCCTTATGCTCCTTGCGTAAAAATGGCATTTTTACCCCTCCAAAGTTATCCCGTGAATGTTCGGCAATTCGCCGTCATGATAAAGTTTGAAGTCGTACCATTTCCCGCACTCTTCTTGGCATTTCAAAAAGTTATCTAGCTGTTCGTAATACCATCCCCTCGCAAGATTGCCGTGAACGTTGCTGCTTATGTCAAGTGACGGCCTATCTCCATGTTCGACGCATGAACGAAGGAAGTGATACCGTGAGTGAAGCTCTGCCGGAAGTAATAGGAGATTACTCATGTCGTTATTTTCGTGGTTGCCGTCGATATGATGTATCGCGTAGCTTCCATCGAACTCGATGCCGTAATATCGCTTGTATTTCTTCCTGTAGTCTTTTAGCCTGTTTATATCTTTCATAAATACCACCTAAACGAAAGCCCCCATCACAGATAGCGGCTGCGATGGGGGCTCCCTATTTTCATGCCGTAAAGGCTTGAAAAGCTATGTCATTTGCAAGGCCGCTATCCTCGCGTTCCTAAATTATAGCATCAAGACTCCTTGATGTTTACGTGATTGATGTACGCCATCAGCTTTTTCTTCATCTTGTACTCGGCGGTCTTGAATCCCTTGCAGTCTTCCACGACAACCTTTCCGGCGCTGTAGTACACGAAGTCGGCCACGTAGCTCATGCCCCGGTACTTCACGCCGTCGCACTCGAAGCTTGGCAGAATCTCGAAAGGCACCTGGAGGCGCAAGCCTTGAATCAACCCGGCCCGCTCCATGTCGCGGAGCCTCGTGTACCGCTTGGCCTCCTTTGCGCTGTCAAACTCGATGCCGTCCACGACCGTCTTCTTGGCGTGGTACTTGCTACTTCCCCGTGCTGCCAAAGCCGTCACCCCCTCGCTCGGAATCGTCCAAATCGTCCACCAGGTCAAAGTCCACGTACTCGCACGGAACGACTACCAGCTGCGTGATTTTGTCGTACCGCTCGATTTTGTAAGGCTCGTCCCCGTGATTGTAGAGCTTCACCTTGATGGAGCCGGTATAGCCCTCGTCGATGACGCCCTCGGACGTGATGCCGAGCCCGACGTTGAGTCCAGACTTGCTCTTGAGCATTCCGACGTGGCCGTGCGGCAGCTGGATGTGGACGCCCGTGTCGATGATGCGCGTGCCCCTCGCGGGAACCACCGCATCGATTGGCGAGCGAAGGTCAGCCCCCGCGTCCGTCGCGTGCGCCCTGACTGGCATGAATGCGCCCACGTCAAGCTTGATTTTCATTGACTTCACCCTTCCCGAAGCTGTATCTTGCGTACCTTGTTGCTTGCCCGTAGCGGTTCTTGTCGTGCTCCCGCTCCGTGTGTATGTCGTGGCCGTCCTCCTTAAGTTCGAAGATGACAGCCGCAAGCCTAGTGACTCCCAAGTCCTTGAAAGCGTCAAGCGGCGTGATGCTGCCGAACTCCCTGATGTAGTCGAGGACCATCTGCTTTTGACTTGCCATTGCTTGCCACCTCTCTCTAAACGTAGTTCCTTCCGATTAACTTCATCCAGTCATCGAGCGACCACCCGTAGTGCTCCATCGCGCGGCGCTGCGACACCTCTTGCAGGTACGCCTCGAACGGGCGGTTGAAGTGCACCCCGTAGTTCGCCATGTTGTGCGCGTCTGGCGGAAGGAACACATAAAGCCCGTACTCGATTGACTTCTGGCGGTTCGGCCCGTGGAAGACCTCATGCCGAACAAGCCACGGCTCGCGCTCGTCGAACCACTGAATCAAGACCCCGTGGCGCTCGTCCCACCACTCGCCGCACCCGAGGATGCTGTGCTCTTTCATCCCTCGCCCTCCACGTACCTCAGCCGTGCGATTTCCTCGCGAGTCAGAACCGAGATGCCCTGCGCCTCGCATTCCTCCCGCGCCCCGTCGATGAGGCGCGAGAACTCCGTCGAATCCATGTGCGAGGAGCCCTTGTAGACTCGATAGTGCGTGAACTCGCGCCCTCCAGCAAACCCGGTGTCGATTTCCTCGTAGTAGCGGAAATACCCGGAAACGTCGATGCTGGAACACACACTCACGACCTCGAAAGGCGCGTGCTCCTTGAGCATGCGGAAGTGAAGCTCCGAGGTCGGCATTCGCAGGACTCGCCCCAACTGGTTGAGCATCGACCAATAGTAGGCGTTCTGCGTGAGCGTCCGCTTCCTGCGGCGCTCCTTGATTTCGTAAAAACGTTCCTTGCCGTCGTGCGGCTGCGAGAACAGCCAATGGATTATCTCCTCGGCTGTCCCAATCATTCCGCCAATCATCCCGCGTCACCTCCTCTCAAGTAAGGGGGGCGGGACGCTCTGAAGCGCCCCGCCGATTAGACTAAAACGTAGACTAAAACGGGATGTCGTCTTCGTAGGCGTCCTGAGCCTGCTGCGGCGGCTGGTAGTCCTGCTGCTGCTGCGGCTTGCGGTTCTGCATCAACTCGACATCGTTGGCGATGATGTCGACCTTGGAGTGCTTCTGCCCGTCCTTCTCCCAGCTCGAATAGTGGAGCTTGCCCGCGATAGCGACCTTCATGCCCTTGGTGAGGATGTCGCTCAGGGCCGTGGCGCGGTTTCCGAATGTGACGCACTCGAAGAAGTTGGGCACGTCCTCCCACTGCCCCGAAGCGTTCTTGCGGCGGTCGTTGACCGCGATTCCGAAGCTCAGGACTTGCGTCCCGCCCTGCGTCGCGCGAAGCTCAGGTGACCTCGTGAGATTTCCCGTGACCGAGACGTTGTTGATGCTCATTATTCGACGCCCTCCTTGACGGTTGTTACAGGCTCCATACGCTTCGCGTCATCGGTCTTCTTCTTGTCCTGGAGCTCGCGGAGCTTTCTCTCGTAGTCCTCCGGGAAGGCATACTTGATGATGGTCGCGACCTCATCGCCGCCGCCAAAGTAAAGCCCCTTCCCGTAGATGGCAAGCGTCGCGCCGTCCAGAAGCGCCTCCTTCAGCATCGCCGCCTTGTATGCAAGCTCCAGAATCTTCTTGTACTCGTTTTTGCTAATCTCGACCGTGTTCTCGCGCATTTTTCGTTTCCCCTTTCTCTATTTGTCGGCTGCAAAGACAAACGCCCTGCAACCCCTCACGTCGTTGTAGATGCTCAGCCCCGTTATCTGGCCGCTCTCGATGCGCACCTTCTCGCAGCGGAACTTGTCATAGCAGGCGTGGCGCCCGTTCTTCCCCTGCTTGATGTTGCACTTCTCGGAAGGCACCCAGATGAACGGAGCCGTGTAAAGCTCGCGCCCGATGCCGAGCATGAATCCGGCCCGCTTGAATGCGTCCGAGGCCCTGCCCTTCTCGGCCTCCATGTTTGACGGCGTGCCGTTCGACTGCTTGCCAATCCACTGGCGCTTCTGCTCGTCCCAGACCTCGATTGTGCAGAAAAGCTCGCCGTTGATGCTCTGATACGAGTCGCGCCAACCCATGACGCCAAACGTTTCGTCCAGGATGCGCATGTCACAGCGGCTGTCCTTGTAAAGCAGGAGCGACACGCCCTTCTGGCTGCATTGCGCCACGCGCACCTCTATCTCGTCTGCCCTCAGCTCGCGCATGTCACTTCACCTGAAGGCTCTCGTTGGTGACGATTTCGGCGTGCTCCACATCGCGACCGTCAGCCAGAGCCTCCTTGATTGCCGTGCGGTTGGGAGTAGGCTCCTTGAAGGTCAGCAAGTCGTCTGCGTGCTCCTGCGCCCATGCGACGAAGCCGTCATCGACCTGGACGGCCTTCGACTTGCGGTAGCTGCAACGCACCTTGGGCGACTCGAACTTCTCTCCCCTGAGCGCGTATGCGAGAAGGTTCTTGATGCGCTCGGCCTTGTTTTCCACGGCCCTGCGGCGCTGGGCGAGGGTCGTCTCCTCGTCCTTCATCGCCTTGGCCTCGGCCACGAGGTTCTTGTAGTAGCAGCCGATGTTCTCGACCTTCTTGGTGCGCTCCATCTGAAGCTCGTCGAAGCGCTTCTCGTCCTCAATCTCGCCCGTCTCCATATCGACCAGTGCCAGGATGGAGTCGTCGATTTCGTAGATGCTCATACCCATTTCGTTGCCCCTTTCTCTTTTATTTCTTCCAGCTCTTCCTTGGAATAAAAAACGTCTTGTCCCTCGAAGAGCTCGTTAATCAAGTCGTACAGAGCTTTCATGTGCTCCTTCGTCGGGTTGCCCCTCTCCATAGTCGTCACCCCCGAAAAGATAGTCGAGCGTGTAGGCCGCGCCGTTGCGCTCCTCGAGCTCAGACTGGAGAGCCGTCATCTCGCCAAGTCGCCACTGGCGCTTGCCGTTCAGCAGCCGCCACAGCGTGGGGTACTTGACTCCGATTGCGTCCGCAACCTCCGAGTTCGTGAGTCCGGCGCGTGCGACTTCCGCCTTCAGATTCTTGTACATGCACTCACCCCCTTTTGTGCTCCAACAATTTCCATTATCGGCAAGAAGTTTCAAATTGCAATAGGTTTTTCTAAAAATGTCTAAACTTACTTGCATTTTTTACACACTTTAGTATTTACAGTGAACACCTACAAATTATATAATTACCTTAGCAAACGTGGTGGTAGCAACGTTTAGCGGGGAAAGGAGTCGAAGCGAGTACAAGATGATTAAAAAGCGCCTGTATCGCGGACGGATTCAGGCGCAGAAGGAAGGTTATCCTACGCGATTCGCGAGGTCATAAAGAACCAGACTTACATCGGAAAGATTAACACCAAGACCGTCCGCTGCGAGAAGTCAATCAAGGACGGGAAAGTCGTGCAAAGGTGGCTCAACAACTACGAACCCGTCGTGGTGGAAGGAAAGCACGAGCCGATAGTGGACGAGGAGCTGTTCTGGAAGTGCCAGGAGGTCCGCGACAGCAAGAAGACAAGAACGAGGTCAGACCTGACCTTGAAGAACCCGCTGGCATCGCTGATGTTTTGCAGCGTGTGCGGCAAGACGATTCGCCGCACACATTACGACTACAAGGGCGAAAGGACTTTCTACTATGGTTGCGTCACGTCGCGATGCGAGACGAAAAACACAATCACGCACGTCGTATACGACATGGTGATGGCAGAACACAAGAAGGAACTGGAACGCCAGCAGGTCATGCTAGCCGATTACGACACGACACCAGAGCATGACGCGAGAAAAGACGAACTCGAAATGCTCAGGGACGAGCTTGGCAAGAAGTCGATGATGCTCGAAAGGGCGTGCGAAGCATACGAGACTGGCATATACGACCGCCAGACATATCTGGAGCGCGTCCAGAAGGTCAACGCCGCGAGAGCGGAGCTTCAGGCAAGGGTCGAGGAATTGGAGAAAAGCATCGAGGAAAGCGAGGAAAGGCACGAGAAGGCCGTGCCGATTCTCACGAGGGTTGTCGAGGAAATGCACACCTTGGAGCCGAAGGAGCAGAACGACCTGCTCAAGATGATTATCGATAGAATCGAATACGAAAAGAATATGGGGGGAAACCGCTTGGTTTCCCCCTTTTTTTGCGCTAAATGCCCCTACACCCACTAGGGCCTGCCATTTCTAACGCCTTAGAACG